CTGTTCTCAGAAACACATTGGCAGGTGAGCAAGGAAAAAACGAGCACCCAAAGCCCTTCCCTAAAGAAACGACAATGCTATTGTTTCTAAAGAGTTTATTAAGCATTAAGCCGTAGCGTAAGCAACATGGGCAGTAACCGAGCCGTCAGACTTAAGACGCACTATGCCATTGTAGTTATCCAAAGAAATGTTCGACTTAATTGGAATAAGGATGCCATCGGTAGCGGTCTCATCAAGAGCCACATAAAGGTTCGTGGTGTCGCTCTTGTTCTGGATTAGGACAATAATTCTACGCTGGGGAGCGATAGCGGCAGGAAGGGCTGTTACCCAACTGGTAGCAATAACGGTATCGTCATGGGTAAACTTTCTAAGAAAAGGAGAGGAAAATTTGATATTGGACATTAGGAGTATGGGTTGATAAAGTTGATTCTACGAATTTGACCCTGTTGTCGAGAGATTTTATCGATTTCTTCGTCAAGGAACGCTTGGGCTTCTGCTTCAGCAATTCTGGCTGAATCAAGTTGACCTTCACTTCTTAGGTAATCCGCAAAAACAGCCCTAGCAACATAAGGAGCAAACTCGTAGGGAATCTCGATTTTAACCCATTCGTCAAGGTGTTCGGAAGGTCTCTTATTGACATTGTTTACCTTGCATGTGTAAAAGTTGCCAGAGAAAGGTCTTCCAGCCTGTGGCTTGTATGCACCAGTAAGGGAGCCAGTGTCAAAGAAGGCTTGAGAGCCTACCTTGTATTCAATGCTCTGTTGCCAGCCAAGTCCAAACAGTTCGGGTGGTCTGATTCTATACTCAACCCAAACAGCATCATCTCTGGAAGTCGTAAGGTAAACCTTAGTTCCATTTAATAGAAAGGTCAACTGAGCGTTTCTTGTCGTGCTTAGAGGGTTCTTAGACCAGACAGAAATTACGGTTCCGCAATCAGTAGGAAGTTCAAAAGCAGGGGCATTATTAACCTGCGTAATGGCTACTTCTTGAAATTTGATGACCTGCGGGAAGGTGTCATACTCCCAAGCATGACGAAGCCGAATGGCGGCAAAGTCTCTGATTTGGGCAAATGTAGGGTCATTAATCTCGTCACGGTCAAGACCGCAAAACTGGATTGCCTCAATTAAAATTCTGGAGAAGTCTGCGGTTCTCATTTGATAATATAACCATCAGCAGATAGGATGGCTCCGTTAACGCAAGTCTTCTTGATATAGTTTTTGACCGCACACTCTGGGTTATCTCTGAAGAACTCACGCATGAATGTCTTATCGCTCCAACACTCATAACCGATTTTCTTGCCCCAGTAATGGTAAGAGGCGGTAGGGATTTCCCCTACCAGCCTCCCCATTCCTTCGATGTTCTTAGCATCGTTAGCGTGATAAAAAGCACCAATTTGTTTCGCTTGATGCCGCATTTCAACTTCTTCCCTCTTCCAGCCAGTCCGAAGTTCCCTTTCCACATCCTTGCGGAGGTGTTCGGGGATTACTTCAGACAGTGACTGGATTAGGTCTGGCACTTAAGCAGTGAAGTCGAGTTTGCCGAAGGCGAGAGGATTGTGGATAACGAGACCCAGAACCGCCTCAACCGTACGAGCAGGACCGCCACCGAAGTCGGGCAGTTCTCTGACCTGTGCAACCTGTCCACCATAGCGAACTTCCACCATGTCGAACGGAATCACATAGCCAACGAACTTGTTCTTCAGCCAAGTAGACGAGTGCAACTTGATTCGACCGAAATCGCCTTCGAAGACCTGCACGGTAGCCGTGTAGGTGGAGTCATCAGCGTTGCGGTTGAAGGTACGGACAGAACTGCGAGTATCAGCAGAGCCAGAGGAACCAGAGGTAAAGACGAGGTTAGTGAAACCACGCTTACAACGAGTGCCAATCAAAGCGTCATACTCCTTGCTCGTGCCAGTCTGTTCGTACAGACCAGTGAGAAGGTTCTGAATCTTTTCTTCAGTAAGGTCGTTACCAACCGTACCGTAGATGAACTGTTCCTTGGGCATCTGGAAGTCAGTCGGGACAGCGAAGTAGGCATCCTGTGCAACCGTACCGAAGTCAGCCGCATTAGCAGAAGCACCACCAGCAATGTTAGCGGCAGTAGCACCACGGACGGCAAGATACTTATCCAGACCACGAGTGAGGTAAGGAGCCGAACCATTGTCCTGCTGTGCACCCTGCGAGCCGCAGAGAGTGACTTCAATGTCACGCTTCAGCATCTTGATGGACTTAGCAACATTGTTGGCAAGTTCATCCTTAACACCAGCGATATTAGTGAGGTCGAGCGACATCGGGGAGACACGGACAGTTCTGCGGAACATCTGAGGATGCATCGACAGTTCATGTCTGTACTGCTTGGCTACACCGCCAACAGTGTCCTTGACATAGTTCTCAACATCAGTCGAGACATCCACATCAGTACCGTCAACAATGCCACCACTCTTGGTCGCAGGAAGTTGGTCAACTTGCCAGCGAAAGTGCGTATTTCCAGGTTTTGAACCCTTCTTCGCCATGGAGGTGAAGGGGGTGTCTCGTGCGTCAACGAGAGCAATGAGGTCAGCGAGGTCTTCTCGCTTACCCGAAGTAATATTTGGTTCGGTTAGAATAGCCATAATGTTATAGGAACTTTTTGAGCAGGATTTCCTTGAGGTCATCGTTAGTGCCATTAGCCTTGTAACGATTTTCGGCTTCCGTCAGTCTGTTCGCACTGAGGGATTTAGTAGGAGCCGACCCACTGGAGCGTGGATTATGAGGAGCCTTTGCAATCTGTTTAGGGGACTTACTTTCTCTGGCTTTAACACCAGCAATGTAGTCTCCAATAACCATCTTGTAATCGGGGAATCTGGTAATCTCTGGGAATGCTTTCAAGAATTGATAAGCGATTTGCTTCTCTCTCGTGTCCACATCCTTTTTCCATACAATACCATACTCTTTTTCGGCAAGGCTTTCAAAGTTATCCTTGGCTTTGACATACTGCATCCGTTTCGGAAGGTGCTCTTCAAGTGCATCAATTGCGTTTAACTTGATTTGCTTTACATCCTCTGGGCTATAGTAGGTGTCATTGCCGCTGGCATCCGTGACCGTGTATCCTTCAGAATGTTCTTCGCACCATCTACGAACAGACCTCGCTTGAGACACTTCGGTCTCGATTTCTGCGGGAGTGTTAATATGAGAGTACGGACTATCCTTGATTGACACAGCGGGTTCAGATGTTGGCTTCTGATTTCTAGCAGTTTCAAGTTCGCTTTTGAGTTTGGTAATCTCGGCTTCGGCTTCCCTACGCTTGGAGACCAACTTATCAATACGCTTCTTTACACCTCTAGAAAGACCCCTGTCCTCTTCATTATCTTCGTCTTGTGAATGAACCTCTTTGCCATCTTCTGTTTCGGTGGCACTAGGCTCACCGTCACTTGTCTGGTCTTCCACTTGATTACTATCGGACTCGGTGGTGTCCGTTTGACTTTGCTCGGTGGAGTCAAAATCCCTACGGAGAATATCCGCAAGGCGTTCCTGTGTTAAGGGTCCGATTTCCTTATTGACAACTTTTTCGTCTTGCGACTCGGTGTTATCGTCCTCACCGTATTCTTCTGGGTTCATGAGATTATTTTGTAAGCACTCTCAAGTCTGCTTTGACTTTACAATGTTTTGCGAAAACAAGGAAAACAAGGTTACTGTGCCCTCTCTTTAACAAGAGTCAAGGCTATTAAAGTGAATTTAATTCTTCGTCTTTCGTCCAATTAATATTCTTCTTATCAAGAGCCGCTTTTCGCTCTTCTAGCATAAGACGCTTAAGGTCTTTTACGGCAGAAGCCCTCCCACAGGCATAAATGCGGCTTTCACCGTTTACATCAAGAGAAATAGCCTCTTCCGTCTCGGCTTTAATGTTTAAGTCAAGAATGACCATAAACTGGTCCCAAACATCGTTTTTGCCCTCAAATCCGAAGGCTTCTTGGTTATACTTAACCATTTAGGGGGGCTTGGGGTTGCATCTGCTGGGTCTGTTGAACTCCCTGCGGTCCACCCATGCCTTGGGCTTCCTGCTGGAGTTTGTCAGCCACAGGGGTTACACCAATACGACCAATCTGCTTGTTCTGCTGTTGCATAATAGACATTTGGAGGTTTTTGACATAATTCTGGAAAATCATCTGGAAGGTCTCATTTGTCTGCTGTTGCTGGGCGGCTACAGGGTTCTTCTGCATGATTTCCTGCACATACTGCATCTTGGTGGGGGCAGTCGGGTCGTTTTCGACATACTGCGGTTCATTACCAAGAATCATAAGGGCAATGTCGGTCTGGACATCACGGTACATCTTCTGAGAAGCGGAGGTCTGGTCAATAATGAGTTCCTTCGCCATATCGGGTGCAATAGCCTCAAGAGCCTTTGCCACCAACTTGTTTTTGTCAATAACGCCACCAGTGTCAAGGGGCAGAACAGAGTTGGTAATAGCCGTCAACTTTTCCATGACGAAATCGACATACATATTCCTAATGTCGAATTTGAGTTGGAAATCATACATGTTGGCAATTTCCGACATATTCTGCGGGACTGGAATCATCGTGATTCGTTCAACCTCTTCGGGAGCCATGTATTGAAGGCTTAACTGAAGCATCTGGCGGTAAATGTCCGTAACAGCGTTAAGGAAGTTATCGGTAGCAACCTGCTGAAGCATCTGTGCATACGGAGCAGGGTCTTTGGGGTCTTGCATGCCAGAGGTAAGACCAAAATATCGAGAGACATTGGATTCAACCTGTGCAATCACCATTTCACTAAGACCAACCGTACCACGAGGCGGGTCCATAAACTTGTAGTCATCGGGACTAGTAACAGGAAGTTGCTGGGCAGGACCAATTCGACCGATACCTTGAATTCGTCTCTTCACCATAATAGGAGGGACGGTTTCAAATGCGGTTCTGTCACGCTGGGCATCATGCTGACCTTTCAGTTCATACTGCTCGGTCATTAGGATTTCGGGAATACCTCTAGACTCAGCAACATTCTTTCTAAGGTTTTCTCTGCGATAAACAATGAACGGATATTCTCCGTGGGCATACCCAAGTTTTTCGTGCTTAAAATAAGTCTGGCTAGACGCATTAGGGCAGAACGCAGTGTAGTAAATGTGAGGAACTCCGTCTTTATTAATCTGACGAGTGTAGGCGTAGGTCACTTCAATCATGTGGTTACCACGGAACTCAAAAGTGTTAAGCGTGTTGGAGCGAGGAACGATGTTAGGGTCATTATACCAAGACATCTTTCCAGCCGTATTAATTGCTTCTTCAATTGCTTCAATATCCCAGCCGTCATTACGCTCCATCGACCTAAGTTCGACTTCGCTCATAAATAGTCTTCTAAAGACTACTCGTGCCTTCTGGAACTCAATGGTTTCTGGAGGAAAACTGATTTCATCAAACGGCTTAAGGGCAGTAACGCTCGGAAGGTTTTTGATAATGGTTTCTTCAAAGGTGGAAGCCACACCAAAAGTTCTAAGGTCACGCACCATCTTGCGGATGTCTTTTTCCTTTAGGGTGGGGAGTCTTTCAGCAAGCAACGAAACCGCAAAGTCTTCAGACTGCGGATTCATAATGTATTGTGGAAGTCCAGCGGTCAAAGGGTCTTGTCCCTCCTGTTGAGCCGCAGTAGCCATGTCAACAATCTGGCTAATGTTAATCGTCTGCTCTCTAAGACCAGTTTGCTGGTCCCAACCAATGTGCATTGCAGACCAACCGTACTGGTTTCCGTACTGGCAGTAAAGTTCAACCTCTCTGCGGATTTCGGAACGAAGTCTGTTGCCAGTAATATACTCAACAAGCGTAGCAATGGCGGCGGCTTGCGGACCGTCTTCAGAAGAGATTCCAGACACGCCAAACTTAGCCAACTTCAGAGAGTTCATTAGCATCGCAACCTGCTCGTTAATAACTCTGTCAATAAGTCTGATTCTTACATCAGAGGCTCCTTCAAAAGGCATGGCGGGTTCATCTTCTGGCTTACCAGTAGAATGCTTTCTTCCGTCAACGGACTGACCGTCCCAGCGGCAATAACGAAGGTCATCGTTAGCACTTAGTTCGCTAGAGTTAGCCCCATGGTTAAAGCATCTTTGCAGTTCAGAGTAGAGCGAGATGATGTCTGGCTTTTCACTTGCGTTTACAAGCGGGTCTCCATTTGAGTTCATGGAAGGAGAGTAGATGTTCATTAGTATATAAAGGGTTTCCCAACTGGGTTATAATCTGAGCCAAGGTGGACTGGTGACATAACGGCAAGATATCGGAGGCAGTCTATGGGGTCTTTGGTTGCTCCTTTTTCTCCGTCTGCACCAGTCCACTCCTTTAGGCAGTAAATTAGGTTTTGACAGTTTTTGGAAATATAAAGTTTGGGTTGGTTAATCGGTGAGATTGGCTGACTTAGGTCATAGGAGAACCAATCATTGATAATTGCAACTCCTTGTTCAATGGCTACGCCAGCGGCAGGTGCAAAGTACATAGGGTCTACGCTGTCATCAAGCAACTCAATAAGGGAAGTGCCACCATCCTTGCCAACTGCCTGTGTAGCCCCCGCACGAGGGTCAATGTAACGCTCAGAAATCTCTTCCTCGCCCTCAAGTTTGCGAATGGTGGA